CAGATCGTTGCGCAGCGTGCAGGCCTCGTAGGAATTGCCTGCCGCCAGACACTTCTCCAATGCACTCTGCGCCGCCGATGAAGTCGGCGCCGCCGGTGCTGCGGGGATTGTCGGGTTCTGGCTGACCGGGCCGCCATAGGCCGGGCTGAACAGGCCGCCCATCTGGCCGGACGGCAGCGGCGTGCCGCGGCTCGAGCCAGTACCGTAGGGGCCGATGCGCGGGATCGAGACGTCGGAATAATACGGCGAGCTCGACAGCAGGGCCGCAAACTCCTCCGGGGTCAGTTTACGCCCCGCCGATGCCCGTATTTCCGTCATCGCACATACCCCTACACGTTGACGCCGGCGCCGTCGTAGGTCGCCGCGATCGAGATCAGTTCAATGTCGGGCGCCGACTGCTGCGCGATCGTCACCTGACAGATCGGCGCGTGCGAGAAGCCGGTGAAGCCGATCGACACCCACATGGTGTTGCGTACAGTCGGCGTCGCCGGCGCGGGCTGATCCCACTGCAGGTAGGCGAGCTGGTCCGGCGCGCTAGGTGCTGCCTGCACCGGCAACGGGTTGCCCGGCGACCAAGGCGGCGCCCAGCCCGGCGTCGGGCCCCAGACACCCTGATCCCAGACATCCAGCGGACCGGGATCGGGGGCTGCCGATGGCGGCGTCGGGATGGTGACGACGTAATCGGTGGCGGCCGACAGCTGCGGCTGGAACGGCTCGCCGGCGCGCGCCGCGAAACTGGCGCGCGCCTGCCGCCACACGATCGTTGCCGACTGCGACGAGAACATCTCCCAACCACCGACCATGGTGCAGGTGTAGGGCACGCCGTTGTCGGTGCCGGTGATCTCCGCCTGCACGATGCGGCCGTCCTGCGTGCCGAAGAACAGATCCGCGCGCAACCGACCGAAGCACATCGCGTCCCATCCCGTGAAACGCGCCCACGCGCCGGTGGCGATGTTGACCGCACCCATCGTGTAGGCGCCGGGCAGGCCGCCGGGCCATGTCACAAGCAGGTAGCCGCGCTCGTCCCACTTCGACATGGTCCAAGGCAGTGCGCGTTTCGCATCCACTTCCTTGCGCCACATCGGCTTGATGGCGCGGGTGATCGCAGCCAGCTCGAGTTGCGCGGTGTCTTTTGTGATCGATGCCGAGATCGGGATGATGCCGTCGACCGTCGCGATCAACACGTCGCCGCCGATCGGCGTGTGGCAGTTCATGCCAAGCGGTGTCGAGGTGGCGTATCGGCCTTCCTGCCGCCAGTTGGTCGAGGTCGCCGGGTCCGAGCCGGTGAAGATCAGCAGCTCGCCCTGATCGGTCATGAAAACACACTTGTCATCGATGCCGTCGCCGGCGTCGATCGACCATGTGAAGCCGCACAGCAGCTTACCGCCTTTCGTCGCGGCGCCTGCGAGCGGGATCATGATCAGCTGGCCTTGGAAGCTGTTGACCGGCAAGCACCACGCATTCATCGACCCGCCTTCGATGAAGAAGTAGCGGCCACGGTACTTCCACACATAGGTCAGGTTGTGGCCGTTCAGGCAGCTCGGCGGCGGCGTCAGCGCCGGGTCGGTGTGGATCTGGTTCGAATTGAACGTGGTCCACGTCGTGCCGTCGAAGTGCATAACATAGTCGCCACCCTCGTTGCATACCAGCATGTGGTCGCCGGACTGGTTCGCCAGCTGGCTCGCAACGTAGTTGCCAGAGGTCTGGCCGCTCTTGACCAGCACCGGCGTCGCCGAGGTGACGTTGTACAGTTTGGTGGCGTTGCCGGCGAACATGAACTGGTTGTTGATGCCGCTGATGTATTGAAACATCGAGATGACGCTCGTCGTCTCCGGCAGGCTCGCCCACGTCTTGCTGCCGCCGCGGATCGCCAGACCTTTCATGGTCGGCTTCCAGTTGTCGAGCACGATCGCGCCACCGGGCTGCATGAAACTCTCGTTCTCGTTCAGCACCAGCCCGCGCGTCGGTGCCGGCAGCGTGACGGTCTGCAGCTGCTGCGCCACCTGCGGCGGAACGGCCGCGCGGCGAAAGTCCCTGTAGGTCGCTTGGTTCATGGCGTCGGTGCCGGGTACGGGTAAGAGGCGCGGGCGTTGGCCGAGATCGGACGCCTTCCTGCGATAATCGGCGCCGGCTGGTCGTGGCCCATCGCTACCGCCAAGGCGTCGCTATAGGTGCCCATGTCCTCGGCGTAACTGGTGCCCTTGTTGGCTTTCCACTGCCACACCATCCCCAATTTCAGGAGACGTTCATCGAGCCGGAAGCTGTCGGCGTCGTCGAGGAAGCGATCGCCGTTGCCGCCGCTGTTGAGCGCAACGCAGTTCTTTTCGAGATAAGGGAAGTAGGCGGTGATCCCGACCGCAAGCACAGGCTGGATCAGCATCTGGCCGCCGAGCATGGTCCACTCGCCGGCGGGGTCGAACCAGTTCTGGGCGCGGCGGTTCAGCCACTCGTCGGTGTCGGGCACGAACCGCATCGGGTACGACGCGCTGGTCGAGCGCCAGACGTTCGACGTCAGCAGCATGCGCTTGTAGTCGGCCGGCATTGGGAAGCCGGTATTGATGCCGTCGCCGGTGAAGGTCTGGGTCTTGCGAAACAGCGTCCAGTCGCGGGTGTCGTAGCTGATGCGCTGCGCCATCTCGTTGGCCAGCGCGAGCATTTCCTGCATGGTGCGGTTGGCGGTGATGTTGAGCGTCACGCTGGTCGGCACGGTGACGCCGACCACCGCGCAGACGTCTTTAATCACCGCCAAGAGTGTCATGCTACGCTGCCTTGTCCGGCCGCACGCTCGCTGCCATGCGTGTCAACGTCTTGCGGTTCAGCGAGCCGTGCGGCGCCTGCCCCGAATTGACGGTGATGTATTCACGCAGTTGATCCAGCGTCATCGCCTCGAACTCGCTATCGTCGTCGGCCTTGCCGGCGAGCTGCTTGCGGCGTTCGAAGTCCTCCTCAAGGATGGCGTTGCGCGCTTTGAGCGCCTCCAGCTCCGCCAGCATCTGCATGTTCGGCGCCGCGGTCTTGGTTTCCTCGATGAACTCCACGGCTTGGTTCTTCATGTCGCGGCCGCCGGGCCCGAGGTTCTTCAGCTCGACGCCTTCGATCGCTGCGAGCTGCTCGACCGTGTAGACGTTCTGGGCGCGCAGCTCGGCCTTGCGGCCTTCGGACAGGAACGGCACGAAGTCGAGTGGCGTGCCGCTCTTGGTCTGCGTCGCGCTGGCCTTGAACTGCCGGTACTGGTGCGCAAACCGCTCCGCGTAGGTCTGCTTGGTCTGCTCCCCCGTATAGGGGTTATCAAGCCAGCGCGAGAACGCGTTGGCCGGAAACACCTTGACGTCCTTGTTGCCGGGCGCGCGGATCTCGCACACTTCAACGTCGTCAAAGACAGGGCGGCCCTCCTGCAGCGTCTTGGCGTTGTTCTGGGTGGCGAGGTGCTTGAACAGTACGACCAGCAGCTCGTCGGGATCTCGTGGCGTAGCCATAAAACGGTCCTTCCATGTCAGGTTGTATTGGTCCGGGCCGCCTTCATGGAAGGAAGGCGACTACCTACACGTCGGCGGCCCGGTTACGCGGCAGCTCGGGGGTGGTTGGGTTAAGCCGCCGGGTTGCTGTCGTACATTCTCCAGTTAAACAACGGGTTAGTCATGGTCAGCTCACCCATCCAGCCAATAAACTGGGCGATGGCATCCTTGTCGATTGGCATCTGACCGTCACCGTCGAACAGTTTGTCGAAGTTGCGTTCGGGGTGATAGCGCAGCCGGAACGTATCGGTGTTAATACCGAAGGTTGTATTGGCCGGCATGTTGGACCCGATGCCGCCATCGAGCACGATCTCGGCCCGCTTGCCGCCGCCGATGTATTCGAGCGCGCTAAAGCCCAGCTTGCCGAGGCTCGTCTCGTTCTGCTGGCGCTGGATCGCGATCGTCGCCGCGTCGTAGGCGGCGTAGTGCTCCGGTGACATGATCAGGAGATCCGCGTAGTCGCGGCCGCGGCTCTGCTTGGTCATGACGTAATTGAGCATCGGGCGCACCGTCGTCGAACTGACTTGCGTCGAGCCGGCGAGGAAGCTGTTGGCGTCGTAGGTTGCCGTTCGCCAGATCAGGGCGCTGCCGCGATCGATGCCGCCGTAGACGCCGCTGGTGTTGGTGATCGGGATCGCGGTGGCGAGCCCGGTGATCTGCTTGTTGCCGTTGGCAGTGCCGTCCGAGTAGATGCCGGCGTCCATCGCATCCTCAAGGCCTTTCTCGGCCGCGGCGATGTAGCTCTCGTAGACATCCATCAGCTGGTTGTCGCCGGAGTTGTTGAGGATCTCTTGGTACGACAGGATGATCGGAATGACGCACATCTTCGGGTCGAAAAACGCGTCATTGAACAAATCGATCGCGGGATTGAGCAGCTGATCGTAGCCGCTGTACCATTGCGCGGATTGTTTTCCGATCTGCAGCGTCTGCCGGATCTTCGGACCGCTATAGGTTTGCCAAAGTCCTTTCCTGCGCATCACCGCCAACAACGCGTTGTTGTTGCTGACGAGGTCTTGGTAGCCTGACGATCGGTCCTCGATCGCCATCGACAAGATTTGCTGGTAGGCCGCATTAGTCGTTACGTTGGGCATTGGAGCCGCTCCATGGGTTCAGATGACTACAAGGCGCCGTTGACGCGTCTGATCGCGTTGGCGACGGCCTCACGGGGTGACGCGCTGGCTTGTCTCGGTCGCGAAGTCCCGTTTGAGGGGCCACCATCGCGGGTGCCGGAAATCGAGCGGTCAACGGGTCGGGTCTGAGCCGATGGGTTGCGGGTCTGAGCCGCGCGGGTGGTCGGGTAGAGCAGGTCTGCCCGCCGGTAGGCTTCGTGAAGCGGGAAGCCGAGCGCGACTTCGCGCTTGATCGCCTCCCCTAGTTCGTCCAGCCGCGGGTGGCTGTCGGCAAAATTGTCGATCTCCGACCGAACCTGTACGAACTGCTGGTTAGTATGCATCTGCTGCACGGTCTGCTGCAAGTGCTGGATCTGCTGGTGCAGCGCGCCGATCTGCTGGGAGGCCGCCTGCTGCTGGTTGCCCATCTGCAGCTGCCGGAGCTGGTCCGGGGACTGGCTCAAGACGTGGTAGGCGATGTCGCGAAAGCCGATGCGCTGGCCGTCCGGGGTGCGCAGGTTCAGGTTATTGACGATCATGTCCAGCCCGGCGATCGGGTCGGCGCGCAGCTTGTTTTCCATGCCGACGTAATTGGTCAGCGCCGTGTTCAGGTCGGTGCCGTGGTCGGTCGCCATCTTGTGGAAGTGCCGGATCTTCGACATCTCGTCGAAGTCGTTTTTGTAGACCCTGTAAGCTTTTACGAACTCCTCCTGCATCCGGTGAACCTCGCCGCGGATGCTCTCGGGCGCAGCCGCCCACTCCGCCTTGGCGCGCTCGGCAAACCGGGCCGGCGCCGCCGCGTAGGGCGCGTGCGCCGGCAGCGGTGCAACAGCGGGTCGAGCCTGCGCATTTGCACCGTGCGGTGCATAGGCGCCTTGTGTGTTCTGTGCGCCGGGCGAAAACCCCTGAGAGGTTGCACCAACCTCTGAGGGGTTGCGCGGCGCGAACCGGCCGCGATCGCGCGGCTGGTCGTCCGGCCGGCGGCGCAAATCGATCTTTTCGGGCGGCATCTCATCGGGCGGGTTGTTGTGGCCCGGCCGGGCGTCAGCGGCCTTAACCGGCGGCTGCCGCGGCGGCGCCGCTTTAGGTGCGGTGCCGCTGGCGCGGTCGAAGGCGCGCTGGATCGCCTCGCGGCGGCCATCCGAGCCGGATGTCGGCTTCTCGGGCGCCTGCGAGCCGACCGGGTTGGGGCTGTTGACCGGATTGGGATTGATCGGCACCTCGTGCGCCGGTGCCGGAGTAGCGGCCGGTGCGGGTAAGGGTGGCGTTGTCGTAACGCTTGTATCTGACATGATTATTCCCCGAGTTTACGGTCTGTTTGACCGTGATTTGTGATTTATGTTACCGGCGCGGACCATCTCGACTGCCTTCTTGATCGAAGCCTGCCGCGCCTCCTTGGCGGCCCGCGTCTGCGATTGGCGCGTCCGCGGCTTGAACTTCTCGTTGCCGACTTCGATCAGGCCGAGGCTGCGCCCAACCTTCCGAAAGGCGCTCTTGCTCGTGTAGAACCGGCCATCGACCTGCTCGACCGGGTCCATGATGTCGCTGATGATCATCGGTCGCGGCAGCGGCGACCGGGCGTGCAGCGGGTTCGGTCGGAACTTCCTGACCCGCCACCTGCCCGGCTCAACTTCTTCCAGCTCGAGCTGCTTCACTTCGGATTGCCTCCAGTCGTGGAAACCACCACGAACGTCACCGGGATGCCGCCGCTGGCGACCTTGGTCACCGGGATGCCTTTGCCGTTGAGGGCCTCGGTGACCGGCATGCCCAGCTTGGGAAACGTCGCGGTGACATCGATCACCGGCATGCCGCGCGACGCGACCGTGACTACCGCGACGCTCATGTCACTTCTTCCGTGCGCGCGCCGCCGGCGCCGTGAACTCGAAGCTGACCGGCGCGGAACTCTCCGGCCCGTTCTTGACCACGACATCGACGATGACCGGATCCACCCACAGCGACGGCTTGACGCCGGTCGACAGCGTGCCGTCGGCCTCCAGCGTGGTCGGCTCGTCGTGGCCGGCGAAGTTGATCACGCTGTCGGCGAAAAAGTCGGTGCCGCTGACATAAAGCGTGAAGTCGGCATCGCCGACCGCGCAGTCGGCGGGCGCAAGGCCGCTGATCTCCGGCGTCGGCACCACGACCCCTTCGGGCAGCGGCGTCGAAACGGTCTGCGGCTCGTTGATGCTCGCCGTGTAGGGGAAAGGCGCCGGAGCCGCCGCCTTCGGTGCGTCTTTCGGCTGGCCCTGCTCGGACTTCGGCAGCGCCTCGCGTTCGTGCTCGTCCTCGCGCTTCTTGGTGCTCATGTGAACGTCCAGTTCTGTGGCCCTGTAATGACCACGCCGCCGGTGATGACATAGACGGGAAGGCTTCCGGCCGTGGCCTTCTTTGGCGCGGTGCAGGAGATCGTCGTCGACGACGTGAAGGTCGTCGGATAGGTGATGCCGTTGACCTGCAGCACGCTTTGCCGGGTGAAGTTGGTGCCGGTTGCCGTGCAGGTCGCGGTGCCGCCGCCGCTGGCACCGCCGGCCGCCACGCTGGTCAGCGACGGGTTGGTCGCCGGCGACAGGCTCGAGGCGTGGCTGGCGTTCGGCCCGGCCGCGACGCTGGCCGCAGACAGCGCCGGTCCGACGCCGAAAGTCTTGTTGGTGTCGAGCACGCCGCCGCCCGGATAGGTGTAGTTGATGTTGCCGGCGCCGGTGGCGGACGTTTCCGTCCCCGCCGCCTCGTGCGCCGCGCTGGTCGAGGCCGGCACGGTGCCGTTGGCGACGCCGGGGTAGGTGCCGGGCGTGCCTGCGGTCGAGCCGGTCGGGTTGCCGGTGCCGCCGGCGGTGTCGGCGCTGCCGCTGGCGAGGGCTGCCACGTTGGTGGCAAACACGCCGACCAGCCCCGCGGCGCCGTCGTCATAGTAGGGCGGCGGCGCGCTGTCGAACTTGGTGTTGTCGGCGTAGTCGAGATAGGTCGCCTTGGTGTAGTTCGGCGGGTTCGGCGGCGTGGCGCCGGTGTTGCCGAAATTGGTGGGCGGCGTTGGGTTGGGCGCGGTGACGGTAAGCGCAGACTGGGCCATTACATCTTCTCCTCCGGTTGATAGCTGCCTTGCGAGGCCAATGCCCCCATGATGGGCGCGCCGCCAGCGAACGCAAAGCCTTTCGGGTAGCGACGGTAGAACTCGGAGACGTTGTCGATCACCTCGGGCGTGACCTTCTGCGCCTTGGCGATGCCGCCCGGCATGTTCTCCATGATGTACTTGGCCGGCACGTTGGCGAACCGCTTGGCCTCGCCGGCGGCGAGCAGCGCGCGGTGCAGGTCCGGCGCCCCAAGGTGGAACGGCACCGGACCGGGCAGCATGCCGCGTTCGAGGCGATCACCATAGAACTCGTAGGGGTAGTTCGAGTGGATGTCGGAGGTGCGGTAGCCGAGATCGGAGCGCATCTTGCCGATGAAGCCGCCAACGCTGCCCGTGGGCGTGTTACGATAGCGCGGGTCGAAGTTCGCCGCCCGCACCTCGCCGACGTCGGGCCCACCAAGAGCGCCTACGCCCTTGGTGTCGAGCGACTGCACGAACGACTTGCGCGCCTTCAACCCCTCGTTCTCCAGCCACTGCTCGGCATTGGCGAAGCCGGGATACGGCGTGCTCGGCTTGACGCCTTCGGCGACAAGGCGCGCGCGGACCAGCTCGTCGAGCTTGTTGATCGCGTCCTCGCTCAGGTTCGAGGCTTTGGCCGTGCGGTAGGCGGTGCGCGCCATCTGCTTCGAGCTGTCGCCTGAGGATCGCGCCATCAGTGTGGTCACGAAGTAGGGGTCGGCCCCCGTCTCATCCGCGATGCGCGCGGCCTCGTTGACCAGCTTGCCGGCCGCGGGCTTGGAGGCGCTGGCGAACAGCCTGACGACGCTGGGGTCATCAATTCCCGGTATCGGCACGTTCTCGTTCAGGAAGGAGTAGTTGCTGCCACCCTCGCGCGGCACCGGCGCAATGGTTCTGCCGCCGACGCTGGTGACCTGCCCGCCGCCGATCGTGGGGTCGGTGACGCCGAACAGCATGGTCTTGTCCTTCAGGTCCGCGATGTCGAACACCTTGCCCGGCTGCGGCGCGGTACCGGTGATGCCGAACTGCATGTCCTCGGGGATCTTGCCGGTGCGCAGCGCCGAGAAGCCGTGGGTGCCCTCGTCCGCCATGATGGCGCCCTCCGGCGTGTGCCGGAACATCCAGTTGCCAGTTGTCATGCCCGGATGCACCAGCGTACCGAGCGGATCGCGCAGCCAGCCGCTCGGCGCCTTCAGGATGCCCTTGATGAAGCTGCCCTTGTCAGCCTGCGCCTCGCTCGGCTCGGCCGAGCCCACGACCCCGCCGGCTGTCGAGCGCATCAGCGGCCCGGTGCCGCGCAGCATAGCGCCGGTGGCGAGGCCGAAACCCGCGCTGGCAGGCCCCTGTTCGATCAGCTGCTGGGCGGCGATCTCGCCAACCGTGTGCTTGGGTGGCAGCGAGCGCCACGCGCTGAACGGGATCAGCGGGTTTGGCCGATCCTCCGGCGGCGCCGGCTTCGGCACGGCGTTCGGGTCCGGCCACCGCGTGCCTTGCGGCTCGAACGGTTGCGGATGCGCCGCCGCGATCGCCGCCCAGCCGGCCGTGATGTTGCGCGGGTCGATCTGCGGCTCGGGCGGCGTCACCGCGCTGTCGCTGAACGGATCGTAGTAGGCGTCGGTGCGCGCAAGCTGGCCCATCATGGCGCGGCCTCGTACTGGCTGGGGTCGAAGGTGGCGCCGAGCGCGCCGATCGGTGCCGCGGCGACACCGTACTTCTTCAGGATGTCTACGTTAGCGGGGTCGAACACGACGTAGTTGCTGGTCGGGTTGGTCGCCCGCTTGAGCATGTCCTGATACTCGTTCAGCCACTTGAGATCAGTCGGGTTGTCAGGGTTGGCTGCGAGCAGTGCCTGCCGCTGTGCGATGTTGTCCTGTATCGCCTTGATCTGCGCGGGCGATGAGATGCGCGATCCCTCGTCGAGATACTTGATGCCGGGGATGCCTGCCTCGTTGAGCGTCTGCGAGGCCCTCACAGGGTCGCTATTAACGTAGCCATACGCTGCTTTCCCAGCCGTGGGGCGCAGTCCGATCCCCTCGTAGTAGTTTTGGCTGTCGAACGGCACATTCAACCGACGCATCGCCTCCTGCACTTCCGGCGACTGTGTCCGCAGCGGCTTGTCCCAGTCCAGCATCGTCGCCGGGTCGGCCTTGATGTTGACCTCGTAGGTGCGCGGGCCGACCGGACCGCCACCGGCGATCAGGTCATGCTGCGCCTGCCAGTTGCGCAGCGCCGCCTGCATGCCCTCGGCGTTAGCGTTCGGCCCGGCGGCCCCCAGCCGCGCCTTAACGGCGTTCAGCTGCGCGGCGATCGACGCCGCGGCCTCCTGCCGGTCAAAACCATGCTCACGCAGGACATCGGCGGCGTCCTGCTCGTGGCGGTCGAAGCGTCGCTTGAACTGGTCCCAGTACTGCCCACCCTGCCCGCTCACCGCGGGGTTCTCGGCGAAGTACAACCCGTGGCCGTACATCTGCGCGCCCTCGCCGGTGCCGATCTTGGAGATGTCGAACCGCTCGAAGTCGTGCGGCGACGAGTGAAAGGCGCGGATGCCTTTCGTAATGGCCTTGGCCAGCTCGTCGCGCACGCCCATCAGATCGCTCCCGGCGGCTGTGCAGAGGTCTGCGCCTTCATCCGCATCGCTTCCTGCCGCTCGGATGCGCGCGCCGCCATGTCATGCTGCTTGGCGGCCTGCTGCTGCGCGTGCAGCGCCGCCTTCTGCGCCTCCAGTGCCATTTTCTGCTGGTTGGCCATCAGCTGCGCCTGATGCGCCTCGCGGCTTTCCTGCATTTTCTGACCCTGCACCGCCATGTCGACCTGCGCCTCCTGCGTGTCACCGGAGGCTTTGATGCCGGCGATCTGGCGCTGGTTGGCCAGCTCCCACTGCTTGTGCTTGTCGGCCTGCGCCAGCTTGTCCTGCTCGATCCTGTCGTGCATCTGCGCCTTCTGCAGCTCGGTCTGCTGCTTCATCTGCTCGATCTGCAGCGCAATTTTCCCTTGGGCCGTGGTCGGATCATCCGGCTGTTGCTGGCCGCCCTTCTGCTTCATCAGCTCGATCAGGTCGTCGATCGCGCCGTCGAGGCTTCGCCCTGCCCTGAAAGGCGCGGTGGCGAACTTGAGCACCTCGCCGCAGAACGGCGCCGTCTCCGGTGCTCCCGTCAGCATCTGCGTCAGCTGCGGCAACAGCTGGCTCAAGACCCCGACGAACTCCGTGCGGCGCTGCTTCTCGCCGTCCTCGTCCGCCATGATGGTGCTGTCGGTTTCGATGTCGAGCGTAAAACTCTTGGCGCGGCTGTCTCTGAGGAAGTGCAGCACCTGCTCGATGGTGACTTCAGACTGCAGCTTCTGGATCTGCTGCTGGCCCTGCTGGATCACCTGCTGCGCCTGCTGGACCAGCGCCTGCACCGGGTCTGGGGCAGGGGAGCCTTGACCCGGTGCAGGTCCCGCGCCGCCGGGAGGTTCGCCCGGCGGCGGAGCAATCTGCGGGCGCTGCCGCGCCTGCTGGATCTGGTCGTTGACCTGCTGCGTGTACTGCTGCAGCTGCTGCTCGATCCGCTGGATCGCCTGCTCGACCATGTCCATGGTCGGCAGCTGCGTCTGCGACATCTCGATTAAGGTAACGTCATCGAACTTCTCGGTGATGATCTCGCTGCAGATCTCGACCAGATCGCGTGCGACGCGGACCATCTCCTGCTGCTTGTCGCGGATCCGCGTGGTGCCGTACTGGTTCTTCAGTTTCTGCGCGCCCAATGTCTCGTTCGGGTCGGTGTCGCCGCGCATGATGTCGGCCATGCCGGTGATCTGGTAGATGTCGTCGATGATCTGCTTGCGCAGCGCCACCAGCGCCGTGATGGTCTGCGCGATCATGTCGATCGGCAGCCAGATCACCACCTCTTTCGTGCCGCCGAAGGCGGCCCAGTTGGCGATCGGTACCAGCAACCGGCCCGGCGTGTTGGTTTCGATCGCGGCCTGCACCGCCTCGGCCAGCTCGGCGCCGCCGGCGGGGTAGAAGCCTTTCGCCTCCAGCGCGTCGCTCAATGCGTGGATGCGCGACGTCAGCAGGTTGATCTCGTCGAGCTGGTCCTTGTACTGCAGCGCGTCTGGAACGGGAACCAAGCTGCCACGCTGCAGCGTGCCGTAGGCTGGCTTCGGGCACGGGAAGTAATTCTGCAGCTCGAGATGCGGGTCGCCCTCGTCGAGGACCTCCTCGCAACCGTGCGCGACCCAGATCACCTTGCGCTCGCTCTTGACCCAGATCTCCCAGAACGC